TGGACCACGCACATCAGCGAGATATTGGAGTTGTAGGGCATGGAGATAACGGAGGCAGACCATGGCAGGCATCAAGACCCGCAAGGGTCAACCACAGACACATCAGAAATACTACGCACGGGGACAACAGTGGAAGCCCACACTGGTGGTCACTCGCAAGCGATTCGGCAACGGCACACGCGAGTTCATGGCCGCACAGAGCACCAGCACCGGGGAACTGTACAAGAACAGCCACGGACTGACCGCTCCATGGCACTCTATCCCATTCACAGCCACCCCAGACAGCAACCAAGACTAGTCAACGACTGGATGAACCCCATGGACATACCCGGGGAGCGATTATTAAATACCATAAAGGAGCAATATGCCAAGATCAAAAAAAGTTTCAGCACCTAGGGGATACCACTGGATGAAGAAGGGCTCATCATACAGCCTGATGCGGGGCACATACCGACCACACCGAGGTGCCGTCAAAAAAGCCAAGTTCAAGACAGTGAAGACACACCGAGGATACTAGTGTTGACACCCATAGATCCCAACAAGATCAAGAGGTGCGTCATAATCGGCAACGGATTGAGCCGCAAACTGATGCCGCTGGACCAGATACCATGGCCCACCTTTGGCTGTAACCAGATATACCGTGAATTCCAACCCGACTACCTGCTGGCACAGGATCGCAAGGTGCTGGTGGAGATGCGTAGGGATGGTGTCACCGAACCGGTCTGGGTCGCACACCACAGTTACAGACGTTTCAGCACGGACACACAGACGCAACTACACGACATGAGGGAGATCAAATTCCCACACGTGAGGATGAACAGTTGGTTGACCGGGGAACAGGCCATAGTGTTGGCCGCACAACTGGGTTTCACACGCATGGATCTCATAGGATTTGACGGTGGAGCAGAGAGCATGTACCGTGAACCACAGGGCACCGAACAACCATCCATCACTAGATACCTCGACACATTCAAAAAAATACTAGAATACTATCCCAAGATACGAATAAATATCAGCGTGGACAACCGCGAGGCCCACTGACATCAGATAATTTCTGGTTATTTGGTAGAGATATGATTCTACAAGCAAAGAACGTCTACAGCGAGTAGGGACAACCCCAGGGCCCTGAAAGCAAGGACACAATTCCCAGCGTTTATTATAACAACAACAACTAAACTACAGGAGACCATAACATGGCATTAGTAGGAGACTCGGGAACAAGTTTATCGAATTCGTTCGTAACTATGTTTTCAGATGATGTGAAGCAGGCATACCAGCAGGCATCATCAAAATTAGTTGATTCAGTTAGAGTTGTAAGAAACGTAACTGGTTCGACTTACAAGTTCCACAAACTATCAAAAGGTGGATCAATCAAAAACAAAGCGAGATATGAAGACATCACGGCAATGTCGGACACTTCAAAATCTCTAACATCACCGGGAGCATACACAGGTGGTACAGCACAGAACAGTATCGTGACTACCACATTGAACAACTTCCATTCAGGTGAGTACGTGGATGACATGGATCAATTCAAGACAAACATTGACTTGAGATCTACATTCGCACAAGCAATCGCTTCTGCCCTAGGCAGAGCAGTTGACCAAGAGATCATTGACGCGTTAGATGCCTCAACACCAACTAACACGGTGTCAGCGACTTCAGGATTAACTAAAGAGAAATTTTTAGAGATCCACGAATCAATGAACGCTCTTGACATCCCAACGGATGGTAGAGCAATCATCATCTCTCCACAAGCGTTAACTGATTTATTATCAGACACTAACCTTGTGACAGCGGCTGATGGCCTTGTGTCAAACACGGCTTTAGCATCTGGCTACATTCCGAACGTGTTCGGATTTAATGTAATCATGAGCACATTACTGACGAAAAACTCTGTACAAAGAGACTGTTACGCGGTACACAGAGATTCAGTTGGTCTAGCACTTGCGGCTGACATCACAACTAGGATCGACTACGTTCCCGCTAAAGCATCGCACCTTGTACTAGGTACTATGTCAGGTGGTTCAACAGTCATCGATTCGGATGGTGTTGTAAAGGTGGAGGTTACAGAGTAATTTCTGTTCCCCTTCAGACCATTATGGACAGGCCCTCCGGGGCCTGTCTTTTTTTGTGCCCGATAAATAACTTGTAAAAAAGGAATCACCAAGATGGCCGAATCAAAAGTTTCAATATCTAACCAAGCACTTACAAAATGTGGGGCCGCAACCATATCAGCACTGACTGATGGATCACACGAGGCCAACACTTGCTCAACCATGTACGACAACGTCCGTGATGGATTGCTGTACTACCAATTCTGGAACTTTGCCATGAAGAAACAGGCACTGAACCGATTGAACGAAACACCCAATGACAAGAACTACCTATACGCACACAGCCTGCCCGGAGACGTGATCAGGATCAAGGGCCTGTTTGACAACAACGGTGTGTATCTAGAAGACTACGTGGTGATAGGGGCAAAAGTTTACTCAAACTCCACAACACTGTTCATGGAATACGTACAGAACATCATTGAAGATGACATGCCGGTGTTCTTCGTGGAGGCATTGATCGCAAAACTGGCACTGGAGATCAACGAGGCCATCACAGGCATAGGAACACTGACGCAGAGACTGGCCGGAGACTACGAGGCCAAGTTGAGAGCGGCCAGGATAGCGGACGGACAAGAGAATCCACCAACAAACATTGTACCTCCAGGCAGATACATCGAAGCACATCTAGGTAACACTGGTCTGACCAACAGGAGGTTAAGACACGGTAACACCTAAAGATGACGATACGGAAATATTCTCAAACCAATTTCACACAGGGACAGGTGGGACCAAACATATTTGGTCGTAGCGACACACCCATCTACAGGGCCGGCATGGCCGAACTTTCAAACTTCCTGATACTGCCACAAGGTGGTATACAGAAGAGGAAAGGCTTTGAATTCATTTCAGCGGATCCAGACAACACCACCACACCAGATGGCAGTTCAACATTGACCACCACGGGCTTCCACCCGCGGTCGAGGCTGATACCTTTCAAGTTCTCTGATGGACAGGAGTACGTGCTGATATTTGAACCATCAGATTCTGGACTTGGAACCACTGCCAAGATACACATATTCTACCAAGACATCAGGGTACAGGTACTGACCAATGGTGTGGGAGGCAACGTGTTCCCAATCACAACGGACGAGATAGCGGACATCAGACACACACAGAGTTTTGACTACATGATACTGTGTCATCCCAACATCAGGACACTACAAGTCGTGAGGGGAGCCACCAACACGGACTGGACGGCCGGTTATCTTGCGTTTGATCACTTGCCACAGGCCAATTTCAACTTCGATGCCACGCTGACACCACAGTCAGCATCAGGCAACAACGTGAACTTCACGCTGGCCGGGGGCACATACAGATGGGTGGATGCCGCGTGGCCAGACGGACACGTCAACTCACACATCGTGATCAATGGTGGCATGGCAACCATAACATCAATCTCATCACCAACCGTGGCAGTGGCCAACATAACGTATGAACTCGTGGACACGGAGACCGCGGAGGGACACGAATGGGAGATAGATGCTTTCAGTAATCTGTCAAGCAGTCTCGGTGGAGGATGGCCAAGGTCGGTTTCATTCCACCAGAACAGATTGATATTTGGTGGTAGCAGGGACAAACCACAGACCGTATTTGGATCACAGTCAGGAGACTTCTTCAACTTTGACAACTTCACGAGGTCAGTGGATGGATCAGGCAACGTCACAGGAGAGATCACCGACGACGCTGGACTACAGTTCACCATAGCCAGTTCAAGCGTGAACGTGATAAGGCACTTGGTGTCACAGCAATCACTGTTCATATTCACATCGGACGGAGAGTTTGACATGTCGGGTGAGCCTGTAACACCTTCCAACGTGCTGGTTAGACAACAGACTTCATACGGGATCGATTCCGGTGTCACAACACCACAGATAGTTGACAACGAGGTGTTATTCGTGGCCAAGGGTGGCAAACAGTTACGTGCTTTCGTTTACAACTTCAACACTGATGCCTACTCCGCAAAAAACTACACGCTGGTACACCATGACATCTTACAGGATGCCACAAAGATAGCACACATCAACAACTATGCTAACACCAACACCAACTACGTTTTCGTGATAAAAGGTGATGGTTCGATGGCAGTGCTGGGTGTCAACACAGAATTTTCAGTGGTTGGTTGGATGGATTTCACCACCAACGGCAACTTCAAAGATCTATGCGTGGTGGATGACAGTTTGTATTCGCTGGTACAGAGATATGACAATGATGGATCAACCTTGAACACTGGATTGTTCCTAGAAAAATGGACGGAAGACGAGGTTTTCCTTGACTCATACCACAGCACGACTGCCACAGGATCAAGTTTTACGGGGGCACAGGGACTAGAGGGCAGGACGGTCAAGGTCGTAGCGGATGGACTGCTACACCCGGATGTCACCGTGGATGCGGCTGGCAACTTTGCCTTGACAAGATCAAGTTCATCAACACAGATAGGACACAACTACACCAGCAACGCGAAAACATTACCAATAGTATTCAACGTACAGGGACAAAGCACACTAGGTGAAAAGGTCAGGAAAGTGCTTTGCGAACTACAATTACAAAACACCAAGAGTTGTAAGGTGGACAACATAGTGGTACCATTCAGGAACCTGGGCACGGGAATACTCAACCAAGGAATAACAGGATACACTGGACAGAAGAGGGTGAGATTGACCGGCTACACGACGACACCACAGACCACGTTCACAAGTGACGAACCACTGCCATGTACCTTGTTAAGTATGACTAATGAAGTCAAATTTGCGGGTGGCAAACTACAAGACCAAGGTTAGACAACCGGTAAGGCATCCATTAAACTTTGAACACTACGAATATGTCATTAACAACTGTCGGGACGTGGACCTACAGGAGATAACTCTGATGGGATACACTAGATCACGTCTCATAAGGAAGTTTGATGAACTAGAGGATGGTGTCACTGGCACCTATCATGACATACCTTTCCTGGCCGCTGGCACGCACATCATAGGTAACGAGTGCTGGTATTGGTTCATAGGCACACCACTGGCCAATGACTTCTTCATCAGGATATCGGGGGAAGCAGAAAATCTCATCAAGAGATCAATGGAAAAACATCCTGACAAACGACACCTAGTACAGGTATGGAGCCGGCACACACAATCCGTACGGTGGCTAAATATGTTAAAGTTTTACAGATACGATAGTTACTATCAGGGTAATGAAGAAATATTTTTAGTTGAAAGGAAATGAATAACCTATGTGTGCTCCAAGAAATAATTTAGTCAAATTAGCCATACTGGGTGCCGCGGCATATGCCACCGGAGGAGTGGCCGCAGGTAGCATTTTCTCCACTTCTGGTGGATCATTGGCAACAGCACAAACAGTAAACACAGCATCAACATTGAGCAGACTGGCCACAGCGGCCAAGTACGCGTTGCCCGTGATAGGCAGTGCTGGATCAATCTATGGTGGTTACGTACAGGCCAATCTTTTGAGGCAACAGGCCAACATGGTGGACTACAGCATAGGTCAAGACAGGGAAGCATTTGCTCTACGTAAGGCCAAGAGACAGAGAGAACTGGTAATGGCAATAGGTAAGCAACGTGCCAGATACGGATTGACTGGTGTGACACTTGAGGGATCACCGGGAGACGTGTTATCTCTCACAGCGGCAAACTTTGCTGAAGACCAATACATAGACGCTTTCAACACATCAGGATCAATACTTTCCAAAGAACAGAAGAAAGACACTTTGAACAAAGAAGCCGACTACAGCATAGTTGGTGGATACACCAAGGCCGCACAATATCTAGGCACGCGTGGATTCAGTGATCTTCTGACAACACAAACCAACACGGGTACCACTTCGGTGGACATCACTAGCACAGAGGGATCATCATAATGTCTACAATACCAAGAACACCACCTAACGTACCAACACCGGGAAGCAAACGTAGAGTACAGATACCAACCTATGGTGGTGGATTGACAGCGAGGAACACCTACAACGCTCCGGGACAAATGGGCACCGGGCTGTCAAACATTATTGAAAACGTAACAGAGACAGCACAACAGATTGACACGAGACTGGCCATAAGCAGGGCTGAACAGAAAGGTTTCAACGAACAAGAGAAAAATCCCAACTACGTGGCACCGGGACCAGCCTTCACCGTCACGGGTGAAGCATACCAGAAAGGTGCCAACACAGCATTCATCACTAGGAAAGAAAAAGAGTACAAGTCAAAACTTTCAGACATCGCGTTCAAGAATCAGAACGATGTGACAAAATACAACGAGGCCACCGAGGACTACAAGAACAAATTCTTGGCCACCATTCCCAGCAATCTACAGACCGACCTGTCGCAGGCATTTGACGAGAGTGCTTTCAACATCGGCATAAGGTTAGATGGAGAGATCAAGAGGAAACAGTACGAGAGTGACAGGGACGAGATCAAACAAGAATACCTAGATCAGTCATTTGCCGTGACCAACATATTAACGGCCAGCGACATGGAACAAGATCCAACCAGCGGGGAATACTGGACCAGTGGTACCGGATACGCGGATTCCTTTGCCAAGATGAAATCATTAGAGATGGTTTTAAGGGAAAGTTTTGGACTAACAGACTACGAGATGTTCAATCTCAAGAAAGAGGCCAGGATGCCCATACTCACAGCACTTGTTACCAAAGAACTGAATGCTAGGATGGATGATCCCACTGCCAGGGACAAGTTCATAGAAGATTTCAAATCAGGCAACTACAACATGAGCAATTTTGGAGAAGTGTATGGTTCGGTCATACCGGGATCTAGCAAGATAAGTGCCAGCGAACGTTTCTTGCTGGGACAGGAATTAGACACCTACAAAGAGACCGTGCTCAAACAGAACAAACAGAAACTGACTGAAGTGTTTTCCAACAACAAAGGTTATGGAGATCAGATCAGGAACGGCAAGATCTACACTAGGGATGCCGAAGGCAAACTGATAATGAAAAACCTAGACGACGTCAAACGTGATGACCTGATAGCATATGGTGCCACAGAAAAACAGATAAGGGATCAGATGGTGTTGAGGGAAGCGGACAAGATCGTTGGGGGTTACACGTACCAGGCCATAATCAATTCAAACACATCACAGACAAAACTGCTGGCTGACATCACGGCACAGAAGATATTGGTGGAGAAGAGTGATCTACCAGACAATGAAAAGATAGTGATGCTACAGGCCTACGATGATGCCACCGCACAGGTACAGGCAACATACAAGGAAAAGATAGATTTCATGAACAACGGTGAGCACTGGGAGTATGCCGCACAGAGACTGGACGTGGCCATAGATCCAACGGACGAGAGCACACTGGATCGTGACCTACCGCAGATAGCACAGATGTTCAACTTGCCAAGGATAATGATACCAGCACCCAAGGAGGCCAGCGGTGTCATGTGGCAGGGCTGGGCCAACACGACCGATGACCGTACAGCGGTTGGATACCTGTTGGAACAAAAACAGAAATACGGCAAGTACTTTGGTAGCATGATAGTCACTGGTTCAAAATACAACAGCGAAGACAACGAGGGCATGGTTGCCAGCGTCAT